ATGTTAACAAACCCCCCCGTCTTGCTTCTTACCTACCAAATCAAATGATTCACCAATGGCATCAAATAAAATGCAGAAATTAACCCTTTCTTTGGTCAACTTGACTTGTGATATCAAAACTAATAATGTTTTGCATTGTCCTCACTTCAGAATTTGACGTAACTTTAACATCTAAATGATACCTAGTAGGTAATAAACTCTGAGTATCAAGTAGGAAGTAATTGTAATTAAACGCCCTATTAACTGGTGTGTAATCAATTACCGTGTATTCGGCCTGACCCTCTCTTGTATATAGTCTATATTCAATAGATGATAACACTTCTTGGTCATTAGTAGTATAAGGTACTTTAGCCATAACCCTCACTTTCCTAATATCACCACGTTTTATTTTTTCTGAATCTTTAATACCTGATACATTAAATTTGTAATTCTTAGGTGTTGAGTTGTCACTACCAATGCTATAGTATTCATTAGAGTCTTTTAATTCGAACTCTAATTCAATAGGTGGTCTAGTTATACCGTTTACAGTAATTCCTTCCCAAATATCTTCATATAAAACACAACCTATTTCTGTAGTAGGTACGGTTAGTTCTATTGAATACACTCCTATGTCTTCATGAGTTATGTCTGAAGAAGTAAAGGCTGAAAATGTCTCACCTAAATTATCTAATATTGTAACGCTCATACCAGACATTGAGTCTACGTCTGTTGGTATACCTCTTAGATTAACATATAGGTAAAGTTTATTTGGTTTATCTAAATAAAAGTCAGCTCTGTCATCTTGTATTGAATTTTCATATCTAGTTTCAACGTATGGTTCATAAAAAGTTTGTGTATGTCTTGTAAAGAAACCTACGTACTGTAATTCTTCTCTAATTGTATTTTCTAATGACTCATCAAAAGCTAAACCTAAACCATTATTTGTATTACCAGTTAAATAACCATTAACAATATCAGTAACATCAATCTCTAGGTTTTCATTACCATCCTCAAAACTTTGCGTCGCTAGAGTAGTGCCACTGGTCCATCCACTAAAGACACCATTACCATTATCCCAAGTATCACCATTTCTAGGTTGTAACCAATTAGATGGTTCTGTACTTGTCACCGTACTATCACTGGATGTAAAGTATTTTTGACCAGCAAAGTCATAACCAACACCCTCATCCCATTCTTGATTGATTTCAAATAAATTCAAGTCGAAAGATGAAGCTCTATCTTTACCGTCAGCAGTTTGACCACCTAATAGTGAGGTATCAAACGTACTGGTGTTAGTCATTTTTAGAGTATGTTTTAATTTAGATATATCAGGGTATAAACCTTTAGTCCTTAAGTCTATTATACGTTGTACGTCAAATTGGAATAAATATCTGCTAAAGAATGGTTCGTCCTTTTCAACGTTACCGCCATAAAACATTTCAGCTACAGGGTTTTTACCTGTATTTTCGGTTCTATTATATATAATTGTGTTGTTTCTATCAAAGTAAGTCCTGATTACCATATTAATCTTTCTTAATAAATATCTATTTATTTAGTTAATTTTTATATTTTTAGATAAGAAGGACTCAAGGTTGAACTCTAATAAATCATCGATGTCGTTTGAACCTGATAAATCTTGTGGTTTCATACCTGGGTATGCGTGTACGTGATTTACGAATGCATTGATTAAAACTTTTAAGAATTCGATTAAGTTGTCACCATATACCAAAGGATGTGCATCTTTAACAATTCTCTGCAACTCTTCATCAGATATCATATTGTTTTGGTCATTTAAAGCAAATCTAGGACTTCCATTCTTATGTGTTAGTAGGTTAATTTTATTACTAACAACATTAATAGCACCACCTATTTCGGTTTTTGTATTCTGTGTACCTCTTTTTAAGATAGCATCGTGCTTTATTTGTATGTAAGAAGGGTTTACCTTGTTGAATTTAGGTATTTCACCCTTGGGTGTGTCAGACTCAAACTGCCCTGCTCTAATTAATACCTCTTTTTCTTTTAACCTAATGTCAGTGTTGTCCCTACCTTGTAATGCAATGTCTTTTACGTCTGGATAAACACCCCTATTTTCAGGTATTGTAAATGGTGCTGGTTGTGGTTCTTTCACACCACTATCTAAAGCTGATTTTGATGAGAATAATTCACTATCTTTGAACAGTAGTTGAGGTTGGGATATGATTGGTCCCATGTACATTCTATCAATGTTAGGATTCTTAACGTCTGGTATAAAAACTAACACACTTTCACCCACTTTAGGTATGACATGTAAAAATTTCTGTACCATAGGGAAAGCGAATGGAATATTATCTCTAGTAACACTATCATCAATACCAGTAATCCTAGCTTTTATCCTATTAGCGCCAAGATTATCTTCATTTGATACAACTTTACCATAATAAAATACAGTGGTCTCTAGACGTTCTCTAGCACCCTTATTGTATATACTACTACCACCAAAAGCAAACTTACTCATACTTTAAAATTTTAATCTTTCATCCAACACTTTTTTAGATGTTAAATATTCAGCGTCCATGTCATCTAACTTACCTTTCAGTTTGTTTATTTTAGTGGCAAGACTAGCAATTTCTAATTTAATAGCCTCATATTCCTGATGCATCTCAATTTGAGTTGACCTTATCTCATTATTACTTTTATGTTCCCATTTATATTCCATACTATCTAATTACACCGTTACCAGAAGCAATATTTGTTGTAACTCCTTGGCTAATTATTGGACCACCTAAATTACCGACACCAGTGGTTGTTACTTGAACACCAGGTGGTACAGCTATTTCTATTTTGGCGTCTAAAACTAACGCATTAACAATTTCTTCAACCATTATAGATGTCATAGATTCCATTACATTACTATTTTCTGAAAATATATCACCAGACGGAGCGCCAGCTTCAGATTGCCTAGATATAACATTAGATGTTATTTTACGTGGACTTAAACCTGGCCTTAGGTTAGCGCCAACAACTAACAATTGAGGTGGTAATGGTTCTATTGGTTTTCTAGTTGCGTTGAAAGCGGCTTTAAGACTTTCAATAACTTTTGTCATTGAACTTTTATTTGCCATATTATTTTATGTTAATCCAGATATATTTCTAAGTATCTCAGTATCTACACCAACCAAGCTGCTTAGTTGTGCCTGACTATACTTAACTCTTTCTACTTGAGTTCTTATTATATTATCCGCTACTAGAGTTTTAATTTCTTTTAAAACCCTTTCCAGTAATATTGACACCACTGAATCACGAATTGTTCTTAACACTGAAGTTAGTAAACTTTTATTTTTAATCATGAATTCCTCTATATCTTTAAATGTTTCTCCGTAAACAATTAAATGATTTAAAGCTAATATACCTATTAGTTTAGGTGATAATATAACACCTACGATAGAATTCATTATATTCCTTAACATCTCTTCAATAAGATTGACCTTAACGTTATACCTATCTCTACTGTCGACATTACTTGCTGACTCTTCGGCCAGAGAATCTAATGCATTTCTAACAATCCTAGTCTTTCTTTCAATTAATTGAGGTGTTACAGTCTGAGTATTGAATTCATCTAGTTCACTATCTAAAGACTTTATTGACTCGAATGATATTTCAGACTCTACGTTATCGCATGTAGTTATAAGTCTTTTACCTTTCCTTTTCATTTCAGCCTTGCTCTCAATGTTTGATAGTTCTTCATTACTAAACTGAAAAAAACTATTATCTACTATTTCCTCTTCATCTAGGTTAATAACTCTATCTATTATCTCCTGAATTTTAATTTCATTCTCAATAGTGTTTTTATTTTTAGAAGTGTTCAGACTAATGCTACCAAATAAAGACTCTATAACTGAGTTTATTAATTTATTAGTCTCAAATAGCTTGATGCTGTCGATATAGTCGTTATTTATGTCGGTCAACTTACTATCCTCATAATTTGAACTAGGTTTAATGTTTAAGGTATTATTATTACCGTTAGATGTGGTTGCATTTTGTGTGAATCTGATGTTTAGTATATCTTCACCTAAAGTCTGATTCCCCCAAGAACTAGTACCACCGTTGTCTTGTATTACTTCGTATAAGAAAGTATTGAAGTCAGTGCTGTTGGTCCCAGAGTTTACATCATTGTAAAGCAATTTACCAGCCCCTGAATTTGGGTTCACCTTAAACTTATCTAGTAAATCTACTCTATCGATTTCCAAAGTAATTCCATCCTGAACAAACGAATCTGGTAATGAAGGGTTAATACTACAACTAACGAGCGATTTTAAAGCCTCCTTAAGGGCTTTTTTAACATCTAACTCTATATCTTCTAGGTTATGGGTTAAAACGTCTATAAGACCTTCCTTTAAAGGCTCAAAACCTATTAACGACTTAGTTAAGTCTAATAAGAAATCTAAACTGTTAGTTTCCTGTGAAATTGAGTCAATAGAATTTGTATTAGAGAATTTAGGGTAACCTTCTGAAGATACCCTTAAAGCCGCTATTTGAGCAAATATGTCAGATTTTTCTCTAGTAACATTCATTAAATCTTATTCTTTACTTTTAGACTCGTTAATCATTTCTCTAATCTTAGCAAAACTATCGTTAGATACTACTTCTGGATTATTATCTAAAGCGGTTTTAATTTCACCACTAAATTTAATAATATCACTTTGAAGTCTACCTACATCTAATTTAGTTTTTATTGCAGAATCTTTAACCTTTAAAGCATCAGTTTTAGCTTTGGCTACTTTAGCCCAATCATCTACATCTTCAGGTACCGAACCAACACCAATTTCATTAACGACCTTTTGAGCGTCAGTTATTTGATTACAAGCGTTATTGTAGACTTCTTGTAACAATCCTTGAAGAGAACTGTTATCATTTATTTTTATTTCTTGTTTTTTACTTCTAGGCAAAATCTTATATTTTTAATATTTGTTATACTTATTTAGGTTACCTTCATATATCATACCATTAATTTCCCTTGTAGTTGCCCACAATGGTTGTAAATTACTTAAAGCATTAATAATACATGTGTTTATTTATAAATAGATAAAAACTTTATTTTTATTAAATACCTAAAAAAAAAAAGATAATAATTATAAAAAACCCTTATCTATTTTATCAGCTTTAGTTAGCTCATATATTGTCTTATATCTCCGCATAGCAATCCTAATGTCTTTAGTTACTAACCCTGTGTATTCTCTAATTGTACTAAGTATGCTATTCTTATTGAATTTGGAACCGCCACTTAGTGACTCAAATAAAGTTTCCCAGTTTCCTAAAATAGAAATTAGAGCTTCGCCTACTTTACGTTCATTCTCTGTTAATTTCTTTTTACCCTCATCTTCGCCGTTTAACTCACTTTTAATCTCATCGCACATGGTATCTATTAAGTCGCTTAGCATATAATCGGTATCCGATAAATGGTAAATAAACTCGTCCTTTTCATGCACCTTATTAATTGATGACGTGAACTCCAGCGTCTGCCTCATATTCTTCTCATCTTTAATCAATAATCCTAATATATAGTTTTTACATATAGTTCCGTAATACGAGTAAGCTCTTTTACCTTTTTCTGGTTTAAATTTATCAGCTTTTAACATAAGGTAAGAGAGTGTGTCACCATGTAGGTTTTCAAAAGTATAAGTTTTCCTATATAATTTATAACGTCTAATAATAGACTCAATCATTGTATTAAAAGCAGCTCTTAAGTGCTTATTATAAATTTCATCTCTTTTAATAGGGTCTTCTTCATTCAAAAACCTAACAACGGCTTCCTCTTCTTCAGGGCCAAAATATAAACCTTTGATTCTTTTACGTCCTCTTTTTTTTGCCATTAAGATTTTTCTGTTTTTTCATAAAGGATATTTCTGTCATTGACGTGGAAATATTCCTTCTTAGCCAAAGATAACCACCATCTTGATTCATCTGGCGTTAACTCTTTTTTATAAGAGTTAAATAAGCTACCTTCTCTGTCATTTAGATGTTTATACCCTAATTTAGGGATAATCATCACTTTACATGAATTGAATGTAAACCTTAATAGGAATTCACTTATAAAACTCAATTTCATGCTTTCTTTAAGTCCACCGAATTCTTGATATGCTTCTTTTAACATGGCCATTCCATCCATATTAAAATTTTGATACCTCAATAGTGCAGCATTATCCAACACACCCATTTCATCTGAGAATTGAGATGCCCATACAGCTTCGTTAGTGAACCCAATAAAATTGCTTTGAGGGTCCACGTCTAATATTATTGGTAGAAATATTTGAGTGTCAGTATAAACTTCTCTATACTTCACAACGTTACTTACCCATTTTCCACTTAACTCATCGTCTTGCTCTAAAAAGATAAACCATTTACTTTTGCAATTTTCAACACCTAGATTCATTTGAGCTTGAAAATCAGTTGATTTGTCATGTTTAATAACATCAAAATTCAAATCGTAATTTTTCATTAAATCAGATAAAACACCATGGTCTTTATCGGTACCAACAACAAACATTACCGTATCTGGTTTTGTTTCTTGCATTGCTATCGAGTTGATAGCATTATTAAGTAAAGTCTCGTCCACATTATAAAGAGGCGTGATTACTGTGATATCATTTTTATTTTTCATCTTTGTTTTCTTTTTCTTTTTCTTTAGTTATATCAATAAGTGCTTCAAACTCACTTCTTCTATTAGCAATTAGATTACCATATACACGTTTGATATTTTCAACTTGCTTATCTTCAGTGTATTGACCTTTAGATTTTTTAACACCTTCCATTAAGGTATTAGGTACATTATCTTCTAACCATACTCTCATGAACTCTGACACTAAATTAGGTATAGATAATTCGTTATTAGTCCAAACACCATTATCTTTCAAACTAATTTGTTGTTCATCCGAACTATCGTCTTCCATCCATTCAGGAATCATAGCAGGTATCTTACCTATAACAGGTGTGTCACACTCCATAGCTTCAATAGGGAATGTTCCAAAACTGGATTCATCATCAACCCATATAGCTAGACAAGACTCACCTAGTTGCTCAGCAAACGTTTTTCTAGGTAAACCTCTAAGTTCTCTAAACGTAATCCATTTATACATTGGATGTTGTAAGTAGAACGACTTAACCAATCTTAGTGCAGTTTTCTGGTCTCTAGTTACAATAGAGACAATCGGTTTTTTAATCTTATCAGTCGTTTTAAAGTACTCAGGTATTGACGGCGGTATGATATGAGTGTCGATACTTGGAAATAGGTCTTTGATGTACTCTGACTGTCTTTCAGATGTTGTGATTACATCAGTAAAGCCAAAGTTTAAATCCCACCTATTACCAATTGGTAAAAATTCTAAGATGTAAGAATAGGACTGTGAAAATACTATTTTCTTACATGGGAAGTCTTTTACTTGCTCCATTACGTTAGCAAAAATCTCAGGTACAATAATGTAATCTATTGTAACTAGTTTTAAATTTTGTTGTTCGATTGAAACGTGTGGTAGTTTAGCGTACTCTTCACCTAACCATTCTTCAACGCCATGATAGTCATCTTTTTCGTGTAATATATGAGCTTTATACCCTAAATCATTTAAGACTTTAACGTGCTCGTATATATTAGCAATACCAGCAGTTGGGTTACCTTTTGTATCCAAAGTAAAGAAATATAAACCAAAATCTTTATTATCAATTTTACTTATAAATTCTTTTACTTGTACTTGTTTTTTTTCGTTTTCCATTTTTTTAATCAATTTTTTTTAATATCTTATAAAAAATTAGAGTATTATACGCTAATTTAAATTTTACATCGGTTTTAATTAGATTATTAGACCCCAACATTTCATCATGTTCGTCACTTGTACCACCAGCCATTGAGATATCGTCAATGAAATTTCTAATTATTTCATATCTCACGACGTTAACTTCTTTAGTGGTAGGTTCAGCAGTTTCAATTATTTTCGCCTTTACCAATTCATTATCATAGTTATATTCTTTATCCACTGTTTTAAATACATTCTCTTTTTGACCATCAGCCACAAAGGCATCTAACTTTTCAAAGTCGATGTAATATAAATCTCCAAATATTTTAATCATTATTCATTATTTTTTTAAATTGCCCTTCATTATTTATAAAATCTAATATTGATTCTAATGTATAATCAGACTCAGTATTTTCATTGTAAGTTGCTTCGATTTTAACTGAAATTTTACCTTCAGGTTTACTATCTAAAGCTACTGGGTTTGCTGTAACTAAAACATCTACATCATCCCATAATTTCTTAGTATCAAGCACGAATTTAATGCTATTACCAGTAAACCCTAGTTTTGATAAAAAGAATAGTGTTGCGGGTCTACTTTTATGTACGTCTCTACTTAATAATATAACCTCGTGTTCTTCGTAGTCGTTTATGTCGTTAATAAAACTGTTTAGAATTGGACCGACATTTTTATATGATTGGTCAGCGTGTGCGAATATTTCCATTGGACTCTCGCTGTATAGAAACTTATGAAAAGCTTCCTGTGAGTCAAACTTGAAAAAACTGGCTAAGTCAAAGTCTTCTACTTTAACATCTTCTAAATCTTCACCGTAATATTTCTTATAAACGTACTTTAGTTGACCTACATAGTCTCTAATTACTTCGTTTAATGTTATTCCTATCTGAGCCATTTTTTATTTTTAATATACTACCTAAAAATAAAAAAGGTATATCTTTTTATTTATTATTCACTTTTAGTGAAAATTGGTTATAATTTATTATTATAAATGAGAGATTATTATGTGGACTACAATGCAAGAAAAGAAATTAAAAGAAATTTATTCAAATAAAACTAATTTAGAAATAGCAACAATTTTGAATAAGTCTAAATCTTCAATTGACAATAAAGGGTATAGATTGGGTTTAAAAAAAAGTGAAAAATTTTTATTATGGAGAAATAAAAAAGGTCACAAAACTAAAATAAATCTAGGTTATAGAGATTTAAATTATAATGAATTAAAAAAAATTTTTAATAAATATACTTCAATAAGAGAATTAAAAGAGTTTGATGAGCCAGCTTATCAATCTGCTCGTTTAAAAGGTTATTTAGATGAATTAACGTCTCATATGCCCCCATTTAAATATAGTATCCCACAGATGATTTTAGAAGACTTAATGAATCAACTTTTAAATTTAAAAGCATCATATAACAATCGAAAAATAATTAAACCATATGAACTAGATTTATATTACAAAG